GACTCCAAAATCAAGCAGGAGAGCCTGAGGGACGAGTTACGCGATTTACAAACGGAAATATCACGCCTATGTTCTACCAATGATATCAATGACATTGTGAAAGCAAATCATTTGCACGACCGCATTCGTGAAATTCAAGACGAGTTGGAACACGCACAGCCTGTCGAAGAGTATTACTTGAAAAACATGGACTTGCTGGACGAGTATTACAAGAAGCAAGACACTTCGGTCAACGCTCCTATTTTGCAGTCCAAGGATGCCAATACGTTCCTCAAGTTTTTCAGTGCGTCGGTTCCATCGGAGAGTGGTCTGTCTCGCAAGCAGATGTTTGATGAGTATGTTCAACGCATGAAGTTGTCCAGTGGTCCCGAGGTTGTTCAGTTACTGACCGAGCATTGCGTCCAATGTAATGTTGCGCGCGAAGAAATATCGTCCGAAGGTATTTTAGTCTGTCCTCGATGTGGTTCCGAAGAGTATGCGTTAGTCGTTTCAGACTTCCCCAGTTTCCGTGACCCACCGAAGGAACGCAATAACTATGCGTATAAGAAGATTAACCATCTCAATGAAATCTTGAACCAGTTTCAAGCCAAGGAATCGACCATCATTCCCGAAGATGTCATGAACGAGGTCATCATGGAACTCCGCAAGCGTCGAATCCACAACATTGCAGATTTGACGGAAGAGGATATACGCCACATTTTGAAGAAACTCAATCGTTCTAAATATTATGAGCACAGGGCCCACATCCTCTCTCGCCTCAATGGAAATCCACCTCCCACCATTACCCCCGAAATTGAAGAGAAAATACGAGCCATGTTTCAAGATATTCAAGCTCCTTTTCTGCTGTACTGCCCGAACGACCGCACGAACTTCTTGAGTTATTCCTACATCCTTTACAAGTTCTTTGAGCTGTTAGAGTTGGACGAATACAAGGTGTTCTTTCCGCTGTTGAAGTCTCGCGACCGGTTGATAGCTCATGACATGATTTGGAGAAAAATCTGCGACTACTTGAACTGGGAGTTCATTCGGAGCGTTTAATCAGACGAATCGCATTAAGTCCAGTTCCAGCCGGTTTGTTCCTTCGTTCAAGTACTTCGATTCTTGAACGGAGACTTGCGACTTCTTGGGTAAGGTCTACGAGTGTACAGTTCTTACACTCTATGTAGTAGGTCAGTCTATCGACAGGTATACCTGTCAGTTTGGATGCGTCTTTGATAGTCATGCCCTTTTGAACCGAGTTGTATCCAATTCGCTTCAATTGTGCAGTAATGCCATTCGTAGTTCGACTGACTTCCTTGGCTATTTTAGAGGGAGGGATGCCTTGTTTAACTCGTTGTAATATGTAGTGGGATTCACCTTCGTACCATTTCTTTCCGTGTCGTTGAGGGAACTGCATTTTAGAGGGGGGAGTCTAAACGACCAGGCAAAAATAAATCCGTTTTTACACCATCTGGTTCGCAGTCTCTCTAATAGTGTTCTTACATTTATTGCATCTACACCAATCCCATGAAGGTTCTGTTGTCTTCCATTTAATAAAGAATATGTTACAATCTTTACATGGTGGTACTGACTTGGATGCCTCTTTCAGTATATTATCATAGTGTTGTTGCTTTCGTAGTTCTTCAGCTAACTTCTTTTGGTTCTCTTCTTTAAATCGTCGTGTGTTTTCGGCATTAAATTCGGATCGTATCTTCCGTTCTTCTGCTTCTTTAGCGTCTTGTATCTTTCGTTCTTCTGCTTCTTTAGCGTGTTGTATCTTTCGTTCTTCTGCTTCTTTGGCAATCTTTAGCTGTATTTTCTCGTCTTCCATCTTACACCATTCTCTAAAGTCTTTATCTCGTTGAGCATTTAGGCGTTGTTCTTCTGTCATTCTCTCCATTCGCTTACGTTCTTCCTTTGCGAGTCGTTCATTTCTTACTTGTTCAGCCTTCAGACACTCAGGTGACCTCAGTTGACGAATACATGTTAGAGTTATCTTCTTCAAATCACTCGCAAGAGCATTAACTTGTTTTGCATTAATTTCAAACCAAGGGTCTGGTCTGTCTCGTTCGCGAGTATAATGACTATGAACCACTTCGAATATTGCTTCTATTTCATTACCAAACACAAGTGCAACATCTGCTGATTTACGAGAATCGTTAAATGTAAACTTATATTCGGTTTTACCCTCCCATATATGCGAGGCAGGTATGACTGTTCCGGTTATATAACCACAACCACACATACATCGCCTTTGAATGTCAATTTCAATCTTGTTATTGATAAACTCTTTCAACTTGAGTTGAGCATTTTTGTGCTGTTGATCAAGTGAAGGGTTTCGTTTGAAGTATGTACATGGTCGTTCCAAATCTTTTACATGTGCGAAATGTATAGCCCTTTTCTTTCCTTTTCTGACGAAGACATCTCTCTTACAGTCTGGACACTCATATTTTACCCGTTTGGCTGCGTATTTAGGGTCGATAAGTTTAGTAGTTTCCTTGTCTATTGCACCATGCTCAAAGTGAGCCATTGAAAAATAACTCAACGTGTATATCTAAATCCGTTTTTAGAATCGTCTAGAATGCTCGCGATGAATGTCTCGAAGGTTACGAAGACTAGTCAACTTTTCATAGAACCAGTACTGGCACAACATCGGTGGTGCGAGTCCTGCGTCTACACACATCAAGACGGGAATCGAGTTGGATTTAGGGGAGCGAACTCGTTCATGAAGCATTCGATAGACTTCAAAGGTGAGTTCGGGGAGTATTCCTTCAATACGTCTTTGACGCATGAAGGGTGCACCAAAGGCGTCTGGGGAGTAGGGATGTTGAAGCACATCGTAGATGAGGACTAAACAGTGTTTGCAGGGTTCCATTATTCTACAGCTCCTGTGTCGACTATCAAACTTTCCGTTTTAATGAGTTGGACAGGTTTCGGTTCAGTGAGAAACACATTCGTCAATACACGTTCAACCTCCATCATGGCGGTCTTGACTTGAAGCATATCTTGTTCACACTCGTCCCATTTGCCCCATGGGTACCAAATCGTGTGATTGTATTGGTTGTGGTAGTAGAAGGTCAAGATCGGTTGTCCTGTCCAGGACGTTCCCATACTGACGTTGGCGAGAGAAGGAATGTGGAAGACTTGTTGGTGGATGCGAACGAAGCGAGGCATTATACCGTTCGAGTGTTTTAGGAGTGAACTTCCGTTTTTACAACAGTTTAGCTCGTTCCCTCAACCAGGTTTCGAGTGGAATGTGTGGCATCAACCATTGGCAGACTTCATCCGTATAGGGTCCATCTTCGTGGACATGATCGGTAACGAGTTTCTCGACACGCCAGAGGATGGCGCTTTCCGAGCGTTTGAGTGCGGCTGCAACCTCGAGAAACGAAGCGGCTTTGAATCGTAGCATGATAATCAACGTTCTATCGTCTTCATTGGTCCATCGTTCGTTCTCTTTGGCGGTGGGAGCATTGCGCTTCTGTTGTTCCAGTTCTGCGATGCGAGCGTGTAGGGTTGCGAGTTCAGCGTCAATGGCGTTCATTGTATGGAAAAAGGAATGTTAGAAAGAGGAGCTTCCGTTTTTACTTCTTCTTAACTTTTTTTGACTACAAACTATAATGGTTGGGATTAGGAACGCAAATCCGATCGCAGTCGATCTTCAAAACATCTACATATCTAATTTTGATTCTTATCGTGCTGAGGATGTTCCAGAGTTTAGACACGCTATCTTGAAGCTTGGTACAGATTCAACTCCCAGTTTACTTGCAGGTAAGACCGAGTTTGGGTTTCAAGATGGACCTGCTAATCAGGCTACATTTAATAAACCTATAGATGTTGTATCCTATCGTGGAACCCTGTATGTGCTTGATAGAGGAAATAATGCGATTCGTAAAGTGGACGCTCAAGGAAACGTAACTACATTTGCGAGTGCGACTGAAGGACGTGGATTTAAAACACCTTTCGTTCGTATGTTATGTTTTACAATTGATTCATCTGGAACGATTTATGTAGTAGTTCGTCATGATGGTGGTACTCATGTGATTAAAATTACAAGTACAGGAGAAGTCACTGTATTTCCAAATCTACTTAATTACTTTGTATACTCAATTGTAGTGAATGACTCTGGAGTTCTGTATTCAACTTCACCTGAAAAACACTGTATCTACAGAGCAAAACTTGGAGTTGATGATAAAGCTACGGTCTTTGCAGGAAAGGAGCAACAACCTGGAATGGTAGACGCAACTGGAGAACAATCGCTTTTTAATCAACCTTGGGGACTTGTAGTCGGTTCAGATGGAAATGTCTATGTTGCTGATTATGACAATCATAGTATTCGTAAAGTAACACCTGAAGGTGTAGTGACTACAGTAGCAGGTGATGGAAATCATACAAGAATAGATGGTGTAGGGAGGGAAGCATCTTTTTGGTTTCCAATGTATTTAGCATTCCATCCTAGTGATAGGAAGCTCTATGTACTAGAAGGTGATAATGATAGTCTTGCGATTCGTTCTGTAGATGCAGATACAAGAGCAGTTGCAACTATCTATACTGCGCCTGAAGAAGAAGATAATGCCGACGATGAAGATGAAGAGCTCCCAGATTTTCTTACACCTCCAGCATCTCCTCCTTCAAAAGACATTGAAACCGGATCAGGTGATGCAATTTCATCGGATAATATTGAGGAAGGTTCAGTTGTAGGACAGATTGTAGGTGAAGGAGGAACGATTGCAAAAAAAAGTTATTACTTTCGTGATTCATTGATAAATTTACTGGAAGATTCATTGAGAAGTTCAATGGAAGGACGACCATCAAAGTTCATAGATCCAATTACTCGTAAAAAGATTGTAGATGTAAAGTGGTATAAAGCTCACTTAGTTCCTGAAGGAACATTAGGCGGTCGTAAGACACGAAAGGTCAAAAAGTCAAAGAAGCGTACGACTTACCGCGTCAATCGAAAGAAGAAGACCCGAACGACTCGTAAGTCTAAACTAACTCGCTCGCGTTAGATTACGTTTTTAGACAATCTCATTCATCTTAAGAGTAAGACAAATGAGTTACTATCAAAAAATTGAAATCATCGCTAGTGAACTAGAAGAGTTTGCTGAACAGTGTCTTAGAGAACACTTTGAAGAAGGACCTCGTTGGTCAATGGGAAAAGGACAAACTGAATTCAAAGTTGTCTATCACAATGTCTATCATAAACACTTCGGAGGTATTATGGATTCTGTAGCAGTTATGAAAGTGAATGACTTAGCAAAAAATACTTCAATACTACTTACGTCTCTTTACGATTCAAAAATAGATATGAGAAGTATGATTAATATCATTATCGAGTTTATAGATCTACAAGTTAGAAACATAAAGTTGTGGGAGTAGATTTACTTAAGCATATTATAACGACTTCTCTCACGGCAATTCTACTGTGTGGTGTCCCGTGAAAATACCATTGGGATCGACTGTCTTCTTAACAGTCTGTAAACGCATGTAGTGGTTTCCGTATAGTTCTTCTTGCCACTCAGATGCCATGTAGTCAGACTCGCTCCAATACGCACCTGAACCAGGTGTAAGATTACGCATCAAATCTGTGAGCGATGACACACCTTCAAATATGGCTGCCTGTGTAGTTAGTGTCTCATTAAGGGCCCATCCTACGCCCCACGCAATATGTACAGCCGCAGTACGCCAAGCAGGGTTTAATGCTGTGCTGTTGGGTTCGGTCGCAGCGACTGCGCCACCTGCGACGAGCATTCCTGTGAGCCCACCCACTTCATACGCAATATAAGCGAGTGTTTCTGCGATGAGACCACGTGTTGTATCGTTGAAGATAGCATCGTATGGGATTAGACGAGAACCTAGCGTCTGAGGCTGGCCTGTGCTCTCGGACGCGTCGTCGTAATATTCGTGGAACTGCATAAGTGATTTAAAGGGTAAGACGTCTGCTCCGATGACAGTGAGATATGTGGGTACAGTACTTAACCAAGCACCTAGTGGTTCCAACGCAGCGTTAGCCTGGTCGACAGTACCATTAAACCCTAGCAGCAGAGAAAGGTGTGAGTGTGCGGGCGATTCTGGTGCGTCAAAGTCAGGAATAAAGTATCCTCCTACGGTTACTGGAGAAGTGGAACCAGGTGAGTTAATAGCGGCAGCCCAGTCAAGTAAGCCATTGAGTGCTATCGCAAGTGAGGTGGGTTTCTGTAGTAATTCAATCGTAATGAAGGCGCCCGCCGCACCGGCTGCGGGAAAAGGATGTGTTGCGTAAGTACACTGCGTCACCACACCAAACGTACCTCCGCCACCACCACGCAGAGCCCAGAAGAGGTCTGGTTGAGAGCAGGCAGACGCAGTAACAGCGGTTCCATTAGCGAGCACGACATCCAATGACAGAACGTTATCAACGGCCATACCAAAGGCAGGGCCTTGCCAACTGTGTCCGCCACCTAGCGTATAACCACCGCACGAAGACACAGAAATCTCGCTGCCACCTACAACAGTGACATTTGCCATGTCCGCTGCGGCATAAGCCTCGCCCCACGACGTGCCTGGACGTGTGGCAATCGCAGTACGCGGCTTATCTCCAGGACACGCTGTGTATTCATTGAGAATCGTGATATTGTGCATTGCCTTGACCCACACGAGCAATGCGCCCGCACCCGCACTTCGGCCCTGGTACTCGTGTCCTGAGGCACGAACGACCACTCGCACGTTATGTGCTGCTGCGAATTTGAGTGCTACAGCGACGTGAGAGGCTGTAGAGGCGGCTACAGCATAAGGTGCGATGTTGCCAAGTGAGCACGGTTTGGCTGCGTCGAAACAGTCGGCACCTGTTGTAGGGTCCTGTTCCCAATTGGGTTCTTGTAGCGCACCAGGCTGCGACGCACGCCAGTAGGAATTGGAGTAGTTAGCAATACTAGCATCACATGCGGCTTGGTTAGGTGGCATACCTGCCCAGTCAAAACACGATGCGAGTGGTGGCGCCACAGAGATTAGCGTGCCGTCTACGCTCGCATTGAGCATGTCCCACTGTGTGGGATTAGGCCAGCACTGCTGACCGGGCTCGCAAAAAGGTGCTGTACGTGGTGCTGCTGTACGAGAGAAGCGTCGTGATAATGAAGGAAGTGTGCCACGAGCAGGCTTTGAAAGTCCTGCGTAAGGATGTGGGTGCTTGGAAGGAATACTGCTTAAGACAGTAGTTGCTGCAAAGAAGAGAAGTGTCTTTTGTAACATTTTATAAAATCTTATTATATTTTTAAGTTGTTCATTTTTGTTTAAGTGCCCACTGGTCTAAGAGTAAGACAAATGAGCTACTATCAAAAAATTGAAATCATCGCTAGTGAACTAGAAGAGTTTACTGAACAGTGTCTTAGAGAACACTTTGAAGAAGGACAAACTGAACTCAAAGTTGTATGTTACAATGTCTAGGATAGTAATAATGGCATATCAACTAGGAGAAAGAGTAAACATTAGAGACTTAGTTATAGGTCGTCCTTACATTCTAAGTTCACCCAACTGGAATGCCCGATCTAAACCTTTTATATCTCGCGTTATTGTTACATCTAAAGAACGCGTAAATATCCCTGAAGTTCTACCTGGAAGTTGGGAAACTTATCGTATACATGTTAAGCCTGTAGAAGAAAGTAGAAATACAACTTTAGGTGATATGATGACACTAACGGTTGAACATTGGGAGAACAATAAATTTTATGAAGATAAATATTCAAATGTTATAGAGTCAATCAATAAACAACCTTCTAAAAAACTTAAGGATATTGCTATGGGAGAACTAAGAGCAATGCCAGGTGCAGTTGATTATGAAGGAACTAAGGCAAAGTTTGGTAAGGGACTCAAAACTCGTAAGCGAAGACATAGACTTAAGCGTGCACAGAAGAAGGGCAAATCAACTCGTAAGTCTAAACTAA